GGAATATATAATTTATTATTACATTCCATATTTAGTTTTCAGTAGGTGGCTTAAAAACCCACTGAATTGTTTTGTTGTTGTTAATTACCCTGTCTTGCATGAGTAACGTTTTGCCCTGTATGTTGGGATGATTTGCAACCCATAAATACTAGATAAGCCTGCTACATGTGCGCCGTTTGTATTTACTTAGTTATGCCTAGATAAGCCGGATTGAGTATGTTCTTCCGTTCTTTGCCCTGATTAGCTCTGCCTTATACAAGTAATTCAGTAAGTGATATACATCACATTACAAGTCTTCTGTAAAAGACATTAAAATTTACAGTGACTTTTCGCTCATATTCAAAGTAAAATGACACCCCAACCCATCAATGATAGCAAAAGCTACGATTATCATTGATTATGAGTAATAGCGTGTATAGGATATTTATCCATCCTATATCTACACCGTTGTCTTTTGCGTTTTTAGAGGCTTATTACAACGTTAAAAATAATTTGAATCAAAACTGGATGTTAACCAGGTTTTGAAACCACTATAGTATGTGTTCTATAGTGTGCTAAAATTTTAAAAGAAAATAAAAATAAAACTATTACCCACAGGATATAATTCGTATAAACAATCTATACACAATAAAACCCGAATTATATTACGGTGCATACCCGTGTAATACTGTATGACGATCCCATGCATTGGAAAGACTAGTGGAATAGCAGCCGCTGGATCCTAAGAGAGAGAATGCTCCTTTCCCTCATGAAGTTAGGAGTGTTATTCTATAACTACTTGTCATGTTCATTTACATTCACTCTTGGCAGACCTACTAGTACAACTTTTGCGTTACTGGAATCACGTTGAAGTCGAGATTCTACGAAGTCCAACGGTAAATAGGAATAGTCATAGGGGTACGACGATAAGGACCCCACGCCTACGAACCAGATACACCATGAAAGAATTAAACGATACCCCAAAAACGCTTAAAGTCACATGCGATATCTGTTCGCACACCGAGACATATAATGTCTCCACGCATAAATTACACGCTAGGATCCCATTTTGTAGCAATTGCTGCACTATGCGACCTCAATCTGCTGGTATCTTTTCTGAAACAGCAACATCTGATATTTCCGATCGATTACGCTCTATGCGTTCTTGGTTATATGACGGATCCCATCATGGGACCAGCTACATTGGAGGTCTTCTCCATGTTCCTCCCCAAATCGAAACGCACGTTTCTTTATTGGAAGACATTGTGGTACTTATGCACCACCTCATACTGAGTGATACTACTATGAGCCGATATATCGCAATATTGGGTTTTTGTAAATCACGAGGTAATCGTATGGGCGCTGCGTCCACACTCATTTATATCCTGTCTGACCTTATTGGTAGTTCAGCAGTTATTGCTCAAAAAGAACGAAAAGCTTATGCTGACATGCGCCCGGATATTGAGGATAGAGTAGGTTTCACTCCACAAGCAGAAGAGGTAGATAATATCTTCTCTGATGCCCGCAAATACTTGAACAAATATGAACTTTTACAGGGCACGCCTATATATAAGAAGCTTTATAAGTTTGGACTTTATATCTTGACTATAGGTTTGTTGGATAAGGTCAATATTAATTTCGAGAGTATGCGATTTAACAAGTGGGAAGCGGAAACCGTCCGAAGAACACACAGACCTGGTGTGGATATGATCTACTGTATGTTAGACACTGTCACGTTCGTATGTGATCGAGGTTATCAGTACTTTTCAACTGGAGATCCCGAAGTTTTTCTAAAGACTGGAGGTAGCTACGAATCCTGGATAGCCAAGTGTGGCGAACTCCATCGGCACTCCAAATTGCTTACAAATCCTGCTCCTCATGGCATAGATGTTTTCACCTTCACCAGCGATGTCAAGAGTTGTATCGAAAAGGGTACACATATTTTGAAATATACCCCTCGATTGGACAAAGGAGAACGCATGATTATCCAGAAAACTCTTATGGAATTGCAAATGCTTGAGAGTGAACTACTTAATAAGAAGAACGCTCAAGAGCCACGCAAGGATCCATTCGGAATTTTAGTGCATGGTTCCTCCAACATTTGTAAGTCCCAACTTATCCAAGTTTTGTTTTTTCACTATGCAAAGGTATTTGACTTGCCCTTCAAGCCTGAATTTATGTATACACGTTGCCCCACCGATGAATATTGGTCAGGTTTCAACTCGGCACAATGGTGTATAGTCATGGATGATATAGGCTTCTTGAAGCCTAATGGTGAGGTAGATCCTACGCTTAAGGAGCTTCTCCAAGTAAAGAACTCCGTACCTTACACACCTCCGCAAGCCGACTTGGCCGACAAGGGGCGGACCCCTATCAAAGCAGAACTTATCATTGGAACTACTAACACCAGGCACCTCAACTTACAAGCCTATTTTGCTTGCCCATTTGCTATAGCACGGCGTCTGTCTTATATTATTACCCCCCATGTGAAACCCGAGTATTTGAAGAATGGTTTCATGGCCGATTCAGACAAAATACCCGTAACAGCTGAGGGTGAGTATATGGATATATGGACTTTTGAGGTAAGTGTGCCGCGTCCAGCACAGGATTCAGAAGTGGATGCCCAGATGACCCGATACGAGGTTATAGAGAGATTTTCGAATATCCATGAGATGTTAAGATGGTATATTCGGACTGCCATAGAACACAACATAGCCCAAGGGAAGGCTATGAGAGCAAAAAACACTATGCGAGATATTGCTGTGTGTACGCAATGTTATACTGCTCTGAAACACTGTGTTTGTTTCGACAGTCCTAATTCACTACACGATCGTCCAATGACTCCCACAAGGCCCTTTCCCCAAGATGTAGTACAAGAGCCACCATATAGTTACGTACGGCAATCTGGTGATACTGCTGATTATTCACCCGGACAATCTCCCACCTCTTATTTCACAGATAGAGGGTTTACTGCTCAAGCTGCGGATATTGAGTTGGAACCAGGCGAAGTTCTTTTGGAACCGCCTCGTCCCACAGAGATTGATGCTATCGTAGAAGAACCTTGCAAGTATGAGCAGGAGTTAGATTTGTACATCTCCACGTTGCCTTGGTGGACTCAATTGAAACTGTCTATGTTGAACAAGATTTTTGAGGGTCAGACCATACAATCAGAATATTTCGACCCCTATTACACGAACCTATTCCTTCATTATTGGCTGCGTTATATACTTTGCATTTTAGTCATACAACCTTGGCTCTGGATTTACGCACCCACATACTTACTCTGCATATTCGACTGGATGAATTTTGTGTGTATTGTGGGGGTAGCGCTGATCTATTTTGGTGCCTCGTACATATTCGTCTACGCACAGTGGTTTTGTATATGGCGTTGGGGATATGCTTGGAAATTACGACTAATTCGTACCTGTGTTAGAGATGGGTACGATTGTCAAATACTCCTCCGATTCGCATCAGTTCGTATACGGAAGTCATTTGTTCAGGACAGGAGGTTGCAATTATTGGCCACCTTCTGCGGTGGTGCACTGTTATTAGGTACACTCAAGCGTTTATGGTCCACAAAATCTATGCAACAACAAGGCGCTAATTCCTCCAGCTTCAAGGAGGGTAATGTGCCTATTCCAATGACCGACGAGAAGGAAGTACCCTATTATGCCAACCCATATGAAGTGGAGAAGATACAATTGTCGAAGGCATCTTTATGTGCTCGAGATATAACGCTCTCTGATAAAGTAAGGGCCGCCACCGCTAGATTCGTCTTTTCACAAAATGGTGTCTTCAAAAAGAGCACCTCAGCGTTACAGTTTTACGGTACTAAATGGCTGTTTAATTCACATGCTCTCGTGGAGTGTGGCGAACTCTCTGTTATCATGTTTGATGTGTGCCAAAATGTCTCTGGAAACGTTTCCAATATACGTGTGACTCCCTCGATGTTTAGGAAGATAAAGGGTACGGACTTGGCTGTGGTGGATCTAAAATCATTGCCGCCTGGAAAGAATCTTATACCTTTTTTCCCCACAGATGTGCTCATCCCTGGAGTATATAAGGGTACGTACTATCTTACAAACAGAATGGGACTTAAGACTAAAAAAGAAGTAGTGAACGTGAAGAGCGGAAAGTGCAATGTTTTTGGCGTACCTGGGTATTATGGTAAAGTGGATCTACCTACAGCAGATGGAGATTGTGGTTCCCCCCTTTTGGTCGAAAGTACCGGATTTCAAGTCATATTTGGTATACATACCACTGGAGCTTCAAATGGTAACGTGTTTCTACATCACGTGTCCCAAATTTTCCTACGTAGTTGTCTAGATACTTATGAACCGCAAGCTTGCTCAGGTGAACACCCAATTAGTACAGGCTCTAAACAGCGCGCTTTGATGCAGGTGGGACATAGAGCACCAATTAGATTTCTAGAAAGTGGTAGTGCTAGAGTATTAGGAAGTTTTGTGGGATACCGACCTAAGCAAAAATCTAAAGTTGCCCCCACCTATATATGCGATTATCTGATGCAGAGAGGATACAAGGGAGGTTATGGGCCACCTAAGACGAACTGGGAACCTTGGCACCTGGCTATTAAGGATTTAACGAGTCCGAAGCATCGAATCAACCCTGATGTTCTTGATAGATGTACGTCCGCTTATATCTCAGATATTAGTTCCAAACTCACCAAGGAACACTTATCACAGATAGAAGTGTATTCACAGGATGTGGCCCTAAATGGCACTCCTGGTGTGGCGTATGTCGATCGTATGAATGTAAGCACCAGTGCCGGTAATCCGTACAAGTGTTGCAAGAAGGATTTTTTGACAATAGAACCTGACGGACGCATATCTCATATAGATCTAGAACTGCAAAATCGAGTTGACGAAATTATAAAAGTTTACAAGAGCAATACCATGTTTCATCCTCAGTTCTGTGGACATTTGAAAGATGACCCTACACCCCAGGCTAAAATTGATTCAGGAAAGACTCGAGTATTCACTGGTTCGGAATTTGCTTGGAGTATTGTGGTACGAATGTATACACTATGCTTTATTCGAGTAATACAGAACAATCCTTTTATTTTTGAGTCCATGCCCGGTGTTGTAGCACAATCCACTGAGTGGCAGCACATATATGATACAATAGGGATACACGGTCTTAGACGCATTATTTGTGGTGACTACAAGGGATTTGATAAGAAGATGGTGGCAATGATTGTGCTTGCTTCCTTTGATGTCTTAATAGCTTTAGCCAGACTGGCAGGATGGTCAGAGGAGGATATAACTATCTTACGATGTATTGGCTACGATATAGCATACAATTGTGTAGACATGAATGGAGATTATTTCATGTTGCAGGGCAATCCTTCTGGACACCCATTGACAGTTATAATCAATTGCTTCGCGAACTGTCTCTATATTAGATATGCCTTTTGTCTAGTGGCTAAACTACCAGTAGAGGATTTTCAACAGTATGTATGCTTAGTGACATATGGAGATGATAATATGATGAGTGTTTCCGATAAATGCCCGAATTTTACACACACTTCCATCTCTGTGGCATTATCCACAATTGGAGTGACTTATACCATGGCAGACAAGGCAGCCGAGAGTCGTCCATACATTGATATATCAGAAGCCTCTTTCCTGAAACGCTCTTTCAAATATGATGCTGATATAGGATCCATTGTGGCACCTTTAGAATTAGAATCTATTAATAAAATGCTGACATCCCACGTAGTTTCTAATGCATTAGCGCCCGAAGCCCATGCCATTTGTCAGGTGGAGACCGCACTAGGAGAGTATTTTTATCATGGAAAGGAGCTGTTTCATGAGCGTACTCAATTCTTCCATACCATGATCAAGGATTTAAAACTTGATCATTGGGTACAGGAGTCTACATTTCCCAACTACGACCTATTGAGGGAACGTTTTTGGAAGAGACGTCACTACCGCGCTATAAGCGCAGAGTAGTACGTCTATAATTAACCCCGAGAGTAAACTCGTTTCAAATCATGTGGAAGCATGAGTTCTCCATGACCCACATTAAAATGTAAGAACCTCTGAGAGACAACTCAACAAACACAGGTGCAACCTGTTCAAAAGCTTCTGCTTTGTGGTCTGATTAACCCTTAGTAGAATATTAATTAATTGGCAACATTTTCAAAGGTTGTCGCTCCTGTGGAAGAGCGACTAGTAGTGTTGGGGGGCGAAACCCCCAACCTGGCCCGAAGCCAGATGCTTCGGACGTTGAGCGAAACGTTATTTTCGAGCATGAATTCGCAGTTTATTATGCTCAATCAGAGGGTGCAGATGCATCCTCCTCAAGTGAAGTTCGTGAGGTTATTACCACCTACCGCGATTCTGAGCTAGCCCCACTCGTAGGCGCAACAGCAGGCAACCATGCATTTTCATTGGGAGATGCCACGACAAATACTGATTTATCAGACTTTTTGTCACGTCCTGTTCGCATATCTACATTTTCGTGGTTAGAGAGTACGCCAGTAGGATCTACTGTTGCTTCCTTTAATCCCTGGGGAGCTTGGGCTGCTGTATCTACAGTCAAGAACAAACTTAATAATTACTCTTGGTTGCGGGGGGATCTTAAACTTAAAATCCAAATTACCGCTTCCCCCTTTTATTATGGCTTGCTCAAAGCTTCGTATATACCCTTGCAAACTTTCACACCCAGCACCATTGTAAATGATGCTGGTACACGATATCTAATGCCTTACTCCCAACGCCCTCATTTAGATATAAAACCTGGTCATATGGACTCGTATGAAATGATTTTACCATTTATACATCCTGCCAATTGGGTCAATATCCAAGATGCTGCGTCGCTAAACTCTATGGGCTCACTCTTCTTTATTATCTATTCTTTACTTCAAAGTGCGAATGGTGTAACTGGTACTGGAATTTCCGTAACTGTATTCGCCTGGATGGAAAATCTACAGTTGAGTGGTGCATCGGTGGGTTATGCTATGCAATCTGAATCCTATCATCCACAGGCAGATGAATTTGGACAAGGATCAGTGTCTAGACCTGCCTCTTGGTTAGCTTCAGCAGCTTCTTATTTCGAAAGTGCACCCATTATCGGACCTTTTGCCACTGCCACTCGAATTGGAGCAGGAGCTGTATCTGCTATTGCATCGTTATTCGGTTTCACAAATGTGCCCGTTATTGCAGATTCTAGCCCTATGAGAAGTGAAGTATTTCCAAAAATGGCATCGTCAGAAGTGGGATTTCCTATTGAACGTCTTACACTTGATCCTAAGAATGAACTATCCATAGATCCTCGGATCATTGGTCTGTCCTCTGGTATTGATGAAATGTCCACCTCTTACTTGGCTGGGCGAGAAACGTGGTTGTGCACGGCTATCTGGAACAACACGGATCTTATTGACCAAATGCTCTTTTACAGTAGAATCAACCCTAATATCTATGATACAGATGGGGGAACGAACGCCAAGCTATATCTCTCGCCTATGGCCTTTAGCTCTGTGCCCTTCGATAATTGGAGAGGGGATATCATCTATCGATTTGAGATTGTAGCATCTAAGTACCATATGGGAAAATTGGTCGTTTCTTTTGATCCTACGAGTTATACTGGTAGTAACATTGGTAACACGGTGGGGACTACAAATATTGTACAGACTGCTATCATAGATATTGGAGAGACGTGTGACTTTGAATTTCGAATCCCTTATCAACAAGCCACTCAATTTCTCACTCTCAGACCTTTGTACGACGCAACGAATAAGGGCTGGGCTACGCGCACTTCTGTGCCTGGAGTGTGGCCAGCTAGTCTTTTGTATGACAATGGATTGATTACTGTGCGGGTTTTGAATGCCTTGACGGCTCCTGCGCTTACTGCGCCGGTTGATGTGCACATTTATGTGCGTGCGGCTGATAATATTGAGTATGCCAATCCCACTGCTTCCTTACCATCCACGTTCTCCACCTTTGCACCACAGTCTGAGGATCTTACTGTAAGTAATCCAGCTGATAAACTTAGCTTGGGTGATACGCAGAATCTTCCAGGATCACAATACTTAGTCCATTTTGGTGAGAACATTCGATCCCACAGACAATTATTGCGTAGGTATGAATTACATTCCATAGATGCCGTCTATCCCAGTGCAGTAGCACTCACTAGGTCTATTTGGCAGAAGGGTTTTTATAAAATGCCTACATCCCCGGGTTACTCCTCCACCGGCTATAGCACAGCAGGTAAAATTATTGGTGTTGGTACCACTAATTATAACTATTGTGCATCCACTTGGTTAGCACTTCTTTCGCAAGCTTATGTTGCATATAGAGGTTCAATTAATTGGTCTTTCAATGTTGAGGGAGCTAGTAACACGTCGCACCTACGTGTCTATAAGGATAATATTTCGGGTGCATTGGCTGGTTTGACAACCGCCAATTACCTATGTCCAACCGCTAGCAAGCATGCCTTTGTTATTACTGGTTTGAATTCTGGATTAGGAGCACAAGCTCTAACTAATCAGAATACTCAATCAGGTATCAATGTGCAATGTCCAATGTTCACACAATTTAAATTCCAAAGCACTAACACTGCGAATTCGAACGCTGGCATCATTGCTGACGGTTCTATCCTAGACCGTTTCGTATTGGAAGGGGATTTTCCCTTTCCATCTACTGGTACTACTGTACCAACAATCATACACAATTATTCCTCTATTGGAACAGATTTTGGTTTATATTATTTTCTTAATGTACCCACTATCTATGTGTATTCATCACAGCCCCCGCCGCTATAAGGGCGGGCACAAAAAGTTAAAACGCAATCACAGACTGCACCTATAATGGGTTCAGATCAATGAGCGGGCGGACGGGACGCAACTTCTCTTTTAAAGAGTTTTCACCTTACATTAGTA